TTTGCAGACTTCAACAAACGCATGGGATTACAGAATGGCCCGAAGGTACATGCTAAACATCCATGTACTATATGGGCAGGTGATACTCGTGCTAACTACAGGTTCGCTTTGAATCTCTTGGAAGAAATGTGCATTGAAAAGACGCTGCGGTTTGGTAAGCCACACAAATGTCAGCAACTTATCCCAAGGTTTCTAGAACTGGAACACAAGATACCTGATGGTAGACTGACTGCCCACCCTCAATGCTTCAGTGGTCACGATGACTTAAAGATAGATGACCCATGGCCTGTCCAATCATACCGTCAATTTTATATCGTTGACAAACTAAGATTTGCTAGGTATAATAAATGTCGTTCAATGCCAGATTGGTTGGGAGAATACAGTGTCAAAAAGGTACAAAATATATAGAGCCTTCTATGAACTATCAGATATACTTAAATCATCTGAAGTTCCCGGAAGAAATTTTAGAAATAAAAATCTATATCACATTGAAACTTATAGAGGTGATAAGTTAACTGGCTTCTTTACAAGAGAAACAAATAAAGAAGCAAAAGAATTTGCAAAAGAATGGATGGAGTTATAATGTCTGACGATGAAAGTAAAATTGTAAATCTGTTTTCTGTTGTCAAAGAAAGAGCAGAAAAAGAAATTGATACGAGTGTAGAGGATGCATTCACAAGAGCATTAGAGCAAGACATTCGTGATGTCATGATCATTGGTTGGACAAAGACTGGTGAACTATTCATGAGCCTTGCAGTTAATGATGCACCTGATATGATCTTCATGCTTGAACTTGTCAAGAAGGAGATACTAGATGCAGCACGAGGGTAAGATTTATTTTGAAACCAGTGATAAGGTATCAGTCATAGAAGGTATAGAAGACATTCGTGACTTCATGGAAGAACGTGCAGAACTAGCAAAGGCTATGGGTTATGAAGCCAAGATCAGAGATGGTATGTTATATATCTTTGACGAAGGTGAACTATACGGTACATATTTCCAACACAGACACATGAATTAGGAGATTATAAATGGAACTTAATGACTATCAAAAACTCGCAATGAAGACTGCTATTTTTCCAGAGCGTGATGGGTATTCATACACTGCCCTTGGTCTTGCAGGTGAGGCAGGTGAGATTGCAAACAAGGTTAAGAAGTTCATTCGTGATGGTTATTCACAAGAAGAATTACCTTATAAAATCAATGACTTACGAGATGAACTTGGTGATGTACTTTGGTACGTTGCAGCCATGGCTCAAGTGTTGGACACAACATTGGAGCAAGTTGCAAAGAGTAATATCCATAAGCTGGCTGAACGTCAGGTAAAAGGTACGCTTACAGGATCAGGAGATAAGAGGTAATGATGACTGACCGTAGACCGTCAGATGTAGAGGTCAGGCGTGAAGCATGTGAGTGTGGATCGTCTGATGGGAGAGTTGTGTTCCAAGATGGACACAAGCATTGTTTCGTATGTGATAAACATTGGAAGGCAAACAATATGGAATCAACATCACAACAACAGGTGATACCAGTTCAGAAGAACTATGTACCTGTCACTGACAAGGGTGTGTTTGCACCTCTAACAGATCGTAAGATCAAGAAAGAAACTTGTGAGTTCTTTGGCGTTAAGTCTACCATTGGTCAGGATGGAAAGGTTCTTGCACATCACTACCCATACTACGACAATGATAAAAGTCTTGTCGCAAACAAGACAAGAACTGTCGAGAACAAATCATTTCGTTGCGAAGGTAATGTATCTTCTGCGGCTCTGTTTGGTCAGAATAAATTCAATCAGGGTGGTAAGTACATCACAATCTGCGAAGGTGAAGTCGATGCCATGTCAGCCTATGAATTGCTTGGATCGAAGTGGCCTGTCGTATCTGTAAAGACTGGTGCGCAAGGTGCAGTTCGTGATGTCAAAGCACAGTATGAGTTTCTAAATTCATTTGAAACTATTGTTGTTTGCTTTGATAATGATGGTCCAGGAACTGAAGCTGCAAACAAGATTGCTCAAATCTTTGAGCCTATGAAATGTAAGATCATGGACTTAAAACTCAAGGATGCTAACGAGTACTTGAAAGAAAACCAACGTGAAGAATTTACTCGTAGCTGGTGGGGTGCATCACCTTACACACCTGCAGGTATCATTCGTTTGTGTGACCACATTGATTCTTTGTTTGAAGAAGATGAGAATGAAACTGTATTGTATCCTTTCATGGGATTGAATGATAAACTATATGGTATGCGTACTGGTGAGTTGGTAACCATCACTGCTGGTACAGGTGGAGGTAAGACAAGCATGATGTATGAACTTGAATACCACATGCTAAAGAGTACTGATGCTAACATTGGTATCATTCACTTGGAAGAAAACAAGAAGCAGACTATGTTCCATCTGATGTCTATACCTGCCAATGACAGACTGTTTATTCGTGAGGAACGTAAGAAGTATACAAGGGATCAGTTACAACCATTCATTGAAGACACTGTAAAGAACCCACGTCTAATATCATTCAATCACTTTGGGTCTATTACAACTGACGAAATCCTTTCACGTGTACGTTACATGGTAAAGGCTATGGATTGTAAGTTCATTGTGATTGATCACCTATCTATCTTGGTATCTGGTCTTGATGATGGAGATGAACGCCGTAACATTGACATGCTCATGACAAAGCTACGTTCACTCGTTGAGGAAACACAGTGTGGCATGTTACTTGTATCACACCTACGCCGTGGCACTGGTGATCAGGGTACAGAACAGGGTAAAGAAATATCTTTATCTATGCTTCGTGGTTCACATAGCATTGCGCAGCTCTCTGACGCTGTTATAGGGCTTGAACGTGATCAACAGGCAGATGATCCTGTAGCCGCCAATACAACCACTGTACGTGTCTTGAAGAACCGTTATGCTGGTGAGACTGGTGTAGCTACATACTTATTGTATGACAAACAGACAGGCCGTATGTCAGAGATCGACAGTCCTTTTGAATCTAAATCAAATGAACCAGACATGGGAGATTATCTATAATGTTACAGCCAATCAAGGGAGCAGTGAACATACCATTCTCAAAGCATAGGTATGAACTTGCAGATCAGTCAGCTAAAGATGTGATCATGGCTTACCTTATCAAGAATGGTCATACAATTACTGATAGCAAAGAAGATTTTTCTGTTGACATCAAGTCAGAAAAGAATTATAATTCGTACTTCAGTGAGGTTGAAGTTAAGTTTGCATGGAGTGGTGATTGGAATCCTAACTGGAAAGAGATACGTATACCTTATCGTAAACACAAGTTGATCAATAAGGTTAAGTCTCTTGGTAAGGATAATTCTTTCTTTAACTTTTACATTCTTCGTTCTGACCTGAAAGCTGCATGGCGTATTAAAGATGACATCGTTGCGGCATCAGAGGTGAAGGAAGCAAAAGGAAGATACATTAAAAAGGGTGAACACTTCTTCCACATCCCATATGAGAAAGCGATATTGATTGAACTATGAAACGTATAGCACTTGACATTGAGACAGATGATATTGATGCAAAGGTAGTACACTGTGTATGTGGTCAAGATGTAGATACAGGTGAGAGGTTTGAATGGTATGAAACCAAAAGTGGATATTCTGATTTACCTACTGTTCTCTCTCATTACGATATTATTGTTATGCACAATGGGGTATCCTTTGATGCTCCTGTCTTGAACAAACTTCTTGACGCTAACATACCTCTATCAAAGATTCGTGACACACTTATTATGTCACAGATTGCAGACCCATCTTTAGAGAACGGTCATAGTCTTAAAGCATGGGGTCAAAGACTAGGTGAATATAAAATGGATTACTCTGACTTCTCACATTTTAATATGGAGATGTTAGAATATTGTAGGCAAGATGTTGAAGTAACTATTCGGTTGTATAAACATCTCCTACCTAAACTACAAAAGTTTTCTGCTAAATCTGTCAAACTTGAGCATGACATACGTGCTATCATTGACAGACAAGAGAAGAATGGTTTCAGCCTTGATATACCAAAGGCTTCTATTCTTGTAGCTAAACTGTCAGAAGAAGCTGCGAACATTGAACAAGAGATGCAGGAAATATTCCCACCGATTGTTCATGAAAGATATTCGGAGAAGACTGGCAAAAGATTACAAGATAAAGTTGAGGTATTCAATCCTGGTTCTCGTCAACAGATTGCCTTTCGTCTGATGGAGAAGGGATGGAAACCTAACAAGCATACACCTACTGGACATCCTATTGTGGATGAAGGTACACTGAAGAACGTAGACATACCAGAGGCACAGAAGATTGCTAGGTATCTACTACTTCAGAAACGTGTATCGCAAGTCAAATCATGGCTGGATGTAGTCCAAGATGACGGCAAAGTTCATGGGCGTGTGATGACCTTGAAAGCTATCTCTGGACGCATGGCGCATCACGGCCCTAACATGGCACAAATACCTGCCGTTTACTCTCCCTACGGTAAAGAGTGCAGAGAAGTGTGGAAGACTTCTTCACCTTCGTACAAATTGTTGGGTTGTGATGCGTCCTCTTTAGAGTTACGTTGCCTTGCACATTACATGAATGATCCTGACTTTACCAAAGAGGTAGTAGAAGGTGACATTCATACGGCTAACCAACGTAACGCTGGACTTGATAGCCGGGATCAGGCAAAGACATTCATCTATGCTCTGATCTATGGTGCCGGGCCAGCAAAGATTGGTTCCATTGTAGGGGGTGGAGCTAAAGAAGGTCAGGCAGTGATGGGTAAGTTCTTGTCAAACATACCAGCACTTAAACGTCTTCGCAATGCTGTAGATAAAGCAGCACAAGAAGGATACATTAAAGGTCTTGACGGTAGGTTACTTATTGTCAGACAACAACATGCAGCAATGAACCTTTTATTACAAGGTGCAGGTGCTATCATTTGTAAGTCATGGCTACGTCAGATTATTCTTGGTGCAGAAAGAGCAAAGCTAGATTATAATCTGGTTGCTAGTATCCATGACGAATATCAGTTTGAAGTAAACACACAACAAGTAGAACAGTTTGGAAGGATAACTAAAGATGCCATGAAGCTAGTTGAAGCAGAGTTAAAAGTTAATTGCCCATTGGATAGTGAATTTAAAATAGGAAATAATTGGGCTGACACACATTAAGTGTTGACATTACTATTTAGTTGTGGCATAATATTCAAAATCAAGAAAGTGATAAACATATCACACAGTACAAGGAGAAGAAAGTATGAGTGTAATTTCTGGTAAAGCTTATTGGGCATCTATCATTAACCCTAACACTACATTTGAACCTGTATGGTCTATTGATGTAGCTCTTGACGAGACTAACAAAGCTATCGTTGAGGCTGACGGTTTAAAGGTTAAGAACAAGGGTGATGAGCGTGGTGACTTTGTTACCATCAAGCGTAAGGTTCAGGGTAAGAACCGTGATAATAATCCACCTGAAGTTGTGGATGCACAGAAGCGTCCTTTCCCTTCCGATAAGTTGGTTGGTAATGGTTCACTCGTTAACGTGCAGTACAAGCCGTATGAGTGGACTTGGAAAGGTAATGCTGGTATAGGTGCTGACCTGTCTAAGATTCAAGTCGTTGAGTTGGTAGAGTACGAAGATGAAAACAGCGAAGACTTTGATGTTGTTCCTTCTGGTTACTCTGGTACGGCAGAGTTGAATGACGAAGTACCATTCGGTAACTAAGTAAACTTCACGGGAGCAACTACACAGAGAATGGTTGCGGGCTGGCTTGTGTTTGCGGTGGGTACGCCAGCATCTTTTAAATAAACAGAAGAGACATCTTATGAAACATGAAGATTTTATGAAAGCTAAACAAGCTGAACTAAATAATCAATGGATGCGCACCAAAGCTGCTCAAGCTAACTTACAGTCTGACAATGTAGACATGGTTAATTCACCACCTCACTACAACCATGCAGGTATCGAATGCATTGAAGCAATCGAAGCTGCACTAACTCCTGAAGAGTTTCGTGGCTACTGCAAAGGAAACAATATCAAGTATACATGGCGTGAGAACTACAAGAATAAAGATGAAGACCTAGCTAAAGCAAACTGGTACTTGAGTAGATTATTAAAACAGAAGGAAAGCTAATGGCTCATATTAACACACTTATAGATGACATATATAGAACACTTGAAAATGGTATTGATCAGCCTAGCGTAAAGAAACGTGATGCTATTTATAAGTGTGGCACAGAGGTCATGGCGGCTATTACAAATGCTGTTACTGAAAGACGTGACCAAGATAATCCAACCTTACGTATGTCACAGATTGGCAAGCCATCACGTCAAGTATGGTATGACATGAAGAAGACAGATCGTGAAGCCTTGACCGGGCAAACAAAGATTAAGTTTTTGTTTGGTGATATTCTTGAATCACTACTTCTTTGTCTTGCCCAACTTGCAGATCACGAAGTATCAGAAC